AAACCAGCACAAGGTGATTATTTTGAATTAGAATTAAAAGAAGGACAAGTTCCATTCATAAAAGTTTGGAAGAATATGGTTCTTATTAGTTCTATGAAAGAAAGATTATGAAGTTAATCATTGCCGGTTCAAGAACTATAAAAGCTTGTCCCGCTTTCATTTTTGGATTGTTTAATCAATTTCATATTGAACCAGAAGAAATAGTATCTGGAGGGGCAGGTGGAGTTGATAAGTCTGGAGAATATGCAGCTAAAATATCTTTAAGAAAAGTTAAAATATTTAAAGCTGATTGGGATAAATATGGCAAAAGTGCTGGACCTATCAGAAATAAACAAATGGCAGAATATGCAGATAAACTTTTATTGATTTGGGATGGACAAAGTAAAGGTTCTAAAAATATGAAAGAACAAATGCTTAAATTAAATAAACCAATTTATGAAATAATATTACCTATGAAAGAAAGACTTTAAGGTAGAAACACACGACTTGGTCTATCAGCTCTTGTTCCAATATCTAAATGAACCCAATATTTAGTATGATTTAGATCTTCTAACCATAAATTATATTTTTTGAGTAAATCTGGCCTTGACGCTACTAATTTTCCTAAATTTTGTTGTTCATTATCTTTTAAATCTATCGCTAAACCAATCATATGATAACTTCGTTTAGCTGCATTTGTGGTCTTATTATTAATAGCTGGTGGACGAAAACCACTACTTACAATTGCTTCCTCTATACCTAATTCAGTTAAAAAAGTATTTATAATATCTAACAATTTTATTGCATTATTTTTTACTTCATCTGTCCAATCTAATGGATATAATTTATCTCTACCCATAGCATATTGTTCTAATGCTATTAATTTATTTTCCATAAATTCTCCAATAAAATCCTTTATATAATGCATTATTTTTTATAGCTCTATATATAGAATCTCTTTTATAATTATTATCTTTTAATTCATTATTATTTTTATAAAAACAAGACATATTTGATTCTGGGTTTATTGCCAAATATGCAGTTTTTCTTGATTCCCAACTTTTTAATCTACTTTCATGTTGTTTAATTCTATAAGAAGAATCATTCCAATTTTCTTTTCTTGATTTACTTATTTTTTTTCTATATTCTTCTTTAGACCAATTATTTTTGCTATATTGACTTATTAAGTTTCTTAATTCTGGATTAATATTATATATTTCTTTATGTTTTAAAATTAGTTCTTCTGAAAATTTTCCACCACTATTACCACCTAATTGTAAATTATAACCATTTGGACTTACAGTATTTAGAGTTTTAATCCAATATCTTTCTTTTTCATTCAATTCTTCTATATTATTTGCTATATCTAATATAGTCCATTTAAAATTTTCTTTACCATATTTCAATATTGCTTGCTTTAATAGAAATGGAACTTTGGATTTCTTTTTTAAATTATAAGGTTTAAAATGATCTCGTATACGTTTATCTGTTTTTTGAACAGTTTGACCTATATAGTGTTTATTAGTTATAATACATGTGATTTTATAAATAGTCATTTTATCTTATTATACTTCTTTATTATAATCTTTTCAACTTTAATCATATATCCGCAAATGGAACATTTAAACCAAGTATTTCCTTTGACTAATTCCATATAAATCGCACACTTAGGACACGTTGAGGAAGTCTTTTTTAGCATATAGATAGTTGTTAACTACCATGGATATTATCTATTTATCACTATTAACAACTATATATTAGAGACATGAAGCGTGCTAACAGCCTTACTTAGGGCAAAAAGGTGGTCTATGTACCCCAAACAGTGGCTCAAGCTAATATAGTTTCTAAAGTTTTAAAAAATTTAATGGAGATAATAATGCAAAAAACTAAAAGTACTATATTCCTAGCTCTATTATGTCTCTATTTCATTAAGGTCTTAGTTCGTCCTTCTGGATACGAAGATGCTGTAATTTTATTAGTATTGGGCTCTATCGTGTCATTTTTTGAATTTAAAACAAATGATTCTAAATTAGTTGCTATTGAAAAACAATTAGCAAAACTTACAGAAGATATTGATTTTAAAAACAAAGATATAGATTCTATTAAAAGTGCTTTAGCAAGCATGAAAATGGCTCAAGGGATGCGTGGAATAAATGCTAGATAATAAATTATGCGCTAAATGTTTAGAAATAAAGTCTTTGTCTTGTTTTGCAAAATCAAAAACAACTAAAGATCTATTGCAGTATAAATGTAAAGACTGTGATTCTAAATATAGAATTGAAAATAAAAAACGTTCTGATAAATATTTTAAAGACCGATACAATAAAATTAAAGATACTAAAGAATATAAAAACTATCAAATTGAATATTATATGACAAACAAAGAAGAAATTAATAAAAGAAATAGAATTTACTGGCATAAAAATTATGAATCTTCTTTAAAAGAAAAACAAGCAAAATATAGTAAAAATAATCGTAAACAATTTAACGAATATTCAAAAAAATGCTATAAAACTGCAGATAAAGCTAAAAAAAATGCATCAGCAGCTAAACGTAGGGCATTAAAATTACAAAGAACACCAAAATGGTTAACATTTGATGATTGGTTAAAAATAGAAGAATACTATACTTATGCAAAACTTATGACTGATAGTTTAGGAATTTTATTTGAAGTAGATCATATTATTCCATTACAAGGTAAAAATATATCAGGACTTCATGTACCAGAAAACTTACAAATATTAACTGAATCTCAAAATTGTAGCAAAGGTAATAAATATAATGTCTGATGGCTTTAGTAAAACCATATTGCAATATAAAGAAATGAGTCAATTGCAAGCATATGCTGAAGCACAAAATAGTACCATATTAAATCTGTCAAAGAAATTAAAAAAACTTGAAGAAGAACGTGATCACCTCAAACAACTTTTAGAATCATCAGTTCCAATTTTAAAAGATGATAAATCATTGGGACAAAAATTTTTAACAAGTTCTGAGGAAGCAATATGTGTAATGCAACTCGAAAAGCTCAGAGATATTAGTAGTGGAAGAGAATTAACATTAGAAGAAGCAAGACGAGTAGAAATATTTTCAAAAGTATTGACTGCTTCGAGAAATTCTCCAAAAGTTATCGAATTAAAAACTCAAAATATGAGTAATGAAGAACTTTTAGCCCTTGTTGAAGGGACAAATGACAATTCTAACTGAAAAAGAAGAAATTAAAAGAGCAGCACGCGAACAATTGTGGCGTAATGGAATGCTTTCTTTTAAATTAGACAAGACTCAAAAAGAATTATATGATCTTTATTATAATTCTAAGCATAAAATAATGACTTGGCTTTTATCTCGTCGTCAAGGAAAGACTTATACGTTATGTGTTCTAGCTTTGGAACAATGTATAAGAAAACCAAATGCAGTAGTTAAACTTGTTTCACCAACAAAGTTACAAGTTAATAATAACGTTAGACCAATTTTACGACAACTAATAGAAGATTGTCCAAGTGATATAAAACCAGAATTCAGACAAAAAGATTATATATATTATTTCAATAATGGTTCTGAAATTCAATTAGCTGGTAGTGATAGCGGTCATGCTGAAAAACTTCGTGGTGGTGACAGCGATATTTGGATGATCGATGAAGCTGGTAGTTGTGACGATTTAAAAAATATGATAAAAAGTATTCTTTTGCCGACAACTCTTATCACTAAAGGTAAAGGAATTTTAGCTTCTACTCCTCCAAAAGAATCAGATCATGAATTTTTAGATTATATCCAAGAAGCTGAACAACGTGGTTCACTAATAATGAAAACAATAGATGATAATCCACGCATTACTCCAGAACAAAAAGAAGAACTTATAGCAGAATTGGGTGGAATTAATACGGATGAAGCTCGTAGGGAATTATATTGTGAAATAATTAAAGATTCTAAAACTTCTGTAATACCTGAATTTGATAGTGCCTTAGAAAAAGAAATTGTAAAAGAATGGCCAAAACCTCCATTTTTTGATGCATATGAAGGCATGGATACTGGTGGAAAAGATCTTACTGTAGTTCTTTATGGCTATTATGATTTTAGAGCTGATAAAGTTATTATAGAAGATGAAACAGTTATTAATTTTCAAGACAAAGACATGACTATTGAACATCTTGCAAAAGAAATTAATAGAAAAGAAAAAGAACTTTGGACTAATCCAATATCTTTGGAATATCGAGCACCACACATAAGAGTAAGTGATATTAGTTATATATTGACCCAAGAAATATACATGCATAGCAGAAAATTATTCTCCAAAGAAGAAGGAGTAGATTTTCAAATAGCAAGAAAAGACGATGCAGATGCTATGATTAATAATCTTCGTATAATGATTGGAAATAAAAAAATTATTATTCATCCAAGATGTGTAACCTTGATAAGACATTTAAAAAATGTTCGATGGGATAAACAAAGAAAAGGTTTTGCTCGCAGTACAGATGATGGACATTATGATGCAGTAGAAGCTTTAAAATATTTAGTAAGAGTTATAGAATATAAAAAAAATCCATATCCTTCTCATTATCAAATGAATATGTCTAGTTTATTTGTTAAAGACCCTGCAAAATTTGCAGAAAATGGGAATAGTCAACTAGAAAAATACAAACAAATATTTGGTATTAGAACCAAGAGGAAATTTTAATTATGTCTAATTCAAGTCCTTTTAATGATCCATCGGACGTATACTTCGCGGCTAAACCCGCAGCTGATGCCGCAAGTATTATATTAGGAAAGTCTGAATCGTTTTTTAATATTCTTCGATCTAATAGCTATTTAGATAAACTTCAAAATATGTGGCGTGCATACAATGGCGCTTATCTAAACGACTACATTGGATATGGACATAGAGTAAATTTTACTGGAGAACAAGGTGAATTAGTTCAAATTCCTATAAACCATTTTAGAAATCTTGCACAACATATTTATGTAATGATAACCTCTTCAAGACCTACCATGGATTGTAGAGCAATTAATACAGACTATAAATCATATGCTCAGACTTATCTTGGTAATCAAATTCTCGATTATTACATGCGAGAAAAGAATCTTGAAAGCTGTTTAACAAGAGCAACAGAACATGCAATTGTACTAGGTCAAGGATATGTAAAACTTGCCTGGAATGCAACAGCTGGAGAAATATATGATGTTGATCCAGAAACAGATGAGGCAGTAAGAGAAGGTGAATTAGAATTTTCAACTCCTTCTGTATTTGACGTAGTTATTGATGGAACAAAAGATACATGGAATAATGATTGGTTAACTGTTAGAAATTGGGTTAATAGATTTGATCTTATTGCAAAATATCCTGAAATGGCTGATAAAATACGAGCACTTCCTCCAAAAAATCAAAGTACAGTTTACAGATTAGCTGTTTGGTCTAATGATGATACAGATGATGTTGCTGTATATGAATTTTTTCATCGTCAAACTGAATCAATGCCAGATGGTCGATATATGTTATTTCTCGATTCAGATGTTATTCTCTTAGATGCTAAAATGCCTTATCGGACTATCCCAGTTTTTAGAATAGTTCCTAGTGAAATTTTAGGAACTCCATATGGTTACACTCCAATGTTTGATATTTTTCCAATCCAAGAAGGTATTAATTCTTTATTTGGAACAATTATGACTAACCAAAATGCCTTCGGAGTACAAAACATTTGGATGCCAAGAGGTGCTGATATTGCAATTAGTAATCTTGAGGGTGCTTTAAATGTTATTGAATCTACTGCAAAACCAGAGGCTCTTAATCTAACTCAAACTCCTGCAGAAGTATTTAAATTCTTAGATATGCTCATTCAACAAGCAGAAACAATTTCAGGAGTTAATAGTGTTGCGCGTGGTAATCCAGAAGCATCTCTCAAGTCTGGAACAGCTCTTGCTCTTGTTCAGGCTCAAGCATTACAATTCATGTCAGGACTTCAAGCCAATTATGTTAGATTAGTCGAAGAAGTAGGAACTGCTGTAATTCAAATATTAAAAGATTTTGCCAATACTCCTAAAGTTATGACTCTAGTTGGTAAAAATAATCGTCCATTATTAAAAGAATTTACTGGAGAAAAGATTTCATCAATCAATAGAGTTGTAGTTGATATGGGTAATCCATTATCAAAAACAATTGCTGGTCGAGTTCAAATGGCTGAACAAATGATGCAAATGAAAATCATCAAAAATCCTCAACAATATTTTCAAGTTATTAATACCGGAAGACTTGATGCAATGTATGAAGGAGAAATAGATGATCTTATGCTTATTAAAAAAGAAAATGAAGAACTTCTAGAAGGTAATAATCCCCTGGTAAGTCCAATGGATAAACATAGTGTTCATATCGATGAACATAGTATGGTATTAGCTGATCCAGATCTTCGTACTGATCCAAATTTTGTTAAAATTGTTATGGATCATATTCAAGGACATATGGATGCCTTGAGAAATACAGATCCTGCTCTTTTACAAATGCGCGGAGAACAAGCTCTTCCTCCTCTCCAAAACAATAATAATCCTCCAGGTGGTCAACCTCAAAATGGTCCTCCTGGCGGACAACCACCCCAACAATCATTAACTGGTAGTCCAATGCCCGCCATGATGTCTCCTGCTCAAGGACAAACAGTTGCAGGACAATCACAACAAGGACCTGGAGTTAGAAATATTAATCCCGGACAACCGGCTAAAGTACCACAAAGTTTACTATCAAATCCAGCCCTTCAACAGGCGACAATGGGGAATGTATCTAAAAAATGATTATATATAAAATAAGTAATACTATTAATTCTAAAATTTATATCGGTCAGACTACTAAATCTTTGAAGAAAAGATGGTCTGATCATTATTATGGGAATAGAACTACAATATCAAAAGCTATAAGAAAATATGGTAAAGATAATTTTTCAATAGAATTAATAGATATTGCTAAAACATTAAAAGAACTTAATATATTAGAAGAAAAATATATAAAAGAATTTAATTGTATAAGTCCTAATGGATACAATTTAAAGCATGGTGGAAATAATAAAAGATTATCAGAAGAAACTAAACAAAAAATTAGTAATAGTAAAAAAGGAATTCCAAATCCAAAAATAAGTTTAATATTAAAAGGTAGACCTGCACATAATAAAGGAAAACCAGGATTGAAAAGACAATATAAAGCAAATCCAAAAATTAGTGTAGCATTAAAGAACAAACCTAAATCCCAATCTCATAGAAAAAATTTATCTATTTCTAAAATTAAATATCATAAAAATAATAGACATTTTTTGTCAAAATATGTTCTTTGGTTAGATAGAAATATTATATTTGATAGTGCAACAGAAGCAGCAAAATATTTAGGATGTAAACAAGCTCATATATCAAGAGTTTGTACTGGAAAAAGAAAATCATTTAAAGGATTTAAATTTGAATATTTAGATCTAGATATAATTAAATAACCCCGCATTGCAACAAGCTGCAATGGGAAATGTTAAAAAATAAGGATATTTATGTCAGAACCAATACATTCATTTAACGAACCAATTTATACTGCTCACTCATTAACAGCAAGTTCAATTTCTGCTAGTCAGAATATTGATGAAATTAGAAGTTATTGCATATCTGCAGTTATTACTGGATCTCCTGTTGGTAGTCTTCAAGTTCAAGGATCCAATGATGGTATAAATTTTGGAAATGTGCCTGGGTCACAATTTACCGTTGCAATAAGTGCAGCTGGAATATATTTAATACCTGATTCGTTACCTGCTTATTCTTATGTACAATTAGTGTATACATTTACTAGTGGAACTGGTTTTATATCAGCTTCAATAAATGCAAAGAGATAATAAATGCCAATACCTACGCCTTCAGATTTAGATTATAGTCAATGTATTCAAGGTGCATATGATGATGCTACAGGTAGATTACGTGTAGAAGCTTCTATTACAGCTCCAGTTGATATTAATGGAGAAGTATTAGTAGATATTAGAGCTGAAGACGGTGATAGTGTATTATTAGCTGGAACAACAACAGGAACTCCTACTGGTCCAGTTCAATATGTAAAAGTTAATCCTGATGGTGCAATAAATGTTGATGCAAATATAGTATCAGGTAATGTTACATTATTTACTGAACCTTATGATGCAATAACAGCTACTTATCCAACATCAACCGAGGAAGTTTATCAATCAAGAATTGGTGGTGTGGGTGGAATTGTTCAACAAACAGTAACGGTAAATTATACAGATGCTACTAAAAATTTTATATTGAATGTGGCTAGAACGTAATGAGTTACCGCCTTAATATTTTTACTGGAACATTAGATATAACTGGAACTTCTGGCAGCGGAACTGGAAATGTTACAGGTCTTCCACCAACAACTGTTACAGCTATTGCAAGATGGGAAGATACTACTGGAACTACTATTGAAAATAGTCTAGCACTCGTTCAAGATGGTGGTGCAATAGAAGCTCAAGGTTTTATAACCATGAGATCTGTTATAAATTTAGTAATTGTAAATTCTGGAGAATCATGGATTGCTCCAGAAATGGAAATAGAATTAACTGGATCTATAGAAATAGAACCAGATGCTGAAATGATAATAATTTAAAAGGAAATATATGTCTTCTCCTGGTACATTAAGATTTGGACAAGTAAATAGTAAACCTTCTCCTCCGCCTCTTAATTATGATTTAATTTATGTAAAAACAGATGATGTTCTTTATATACAAGATTCTTCTGGAGTAGAAGTAGCTCTTGGTTCATCATCTTCTATAACTCAATTAACTGGAGATGTGAGTGCAACTGGTCCTGGTATTGCAACTGCCACAGTAAATTCAGTTGGTGGCCAAAGTGCTGCAAATATAGCTTCTGCTGTAACTGGTTATTTGGCCGCAACTTCTTCTGATACACCATCTACATTAGTATTAAGAGATGCATCTGGCAATTTTAGTGCTGGAACGATTACTTCAAATTTGATAGGAAACGTCACTGGAAATTTAACAGGTAATGTTATGGGTGGAACTATAACAGGTCTCATACATACAGTAGGATTTCAAAGAACTGTTGTTTCAAAAACTTCTGCTTATACTGCTACAATTAATGACGGTATTATAGATGTTAATGCTACAGGTGGAGATGTTGTTATAACTCTTCCATCAGCTTCAACAGCAAATGTATATACAATTATTAAATCAGATAGTTCTGCAAATACAGTTACAATTGTTCCTTCTGGTGGAGATACTATATCTGGACAATCTTCTATAATTCTTTATAATCAGTATGATACTTATACTGTTGATGGTGATGGTGGTACAGAATATTATATTGATGCTGCTATCATTGCAGGATTAGGACCCATAACTCAATTAACTGGAGATGGTACTGCAATCGGTCCAGGTTCTGCGGTTTTTACTCTTGCAACTGTTAATTCTAATGTTGGAACTTTTGGATCTTCAACTTCTATACCAACTTTCACGGTTAATGCAAAAGGTCTGATTACGGCAGCTTCAGGAAATGTTGTAGTGGCTCCAGCTGGAACACTTACTGGAACAACTTTAGCTTCAAATGTTGTAAGTTCATCTTTAACATCAGTTGGAACTATAACGAGTGGAATATGGAATGGAACTCCTATAGCAATTAATTTTGGTGGAACTGGTCAAACTACTGCTTCAGCTGCTTTTGCTGCATTATCTCCTCTAACTACCGCAGGAGACATTATATATGAAAATGCAACACCACTTCCTGCAAGATTACCAATAGGAACTACAGGACAAATTTTAACAGTTGTTGGCGGCTTACCAGCATGGGCTAATTCAGCAACTTCTGGAACAGTTACTAGTGTAGCTTTAACTGTACCAAGTATTTTTTCTGTAACAGGAAGTCCCATAACAACCTCTGGAACATTAGCAGTAACTTTAAATTCTGAATCTGCTAACACATTTTTTGCAGCTCCTAATGGAAGTGCTGGAACTCCAACGTTTAGATCGATTGTAAATGGTGATCTAACTTCAATTACAACATTATCATCTTTAAATTTACCAACATCACAGTTAACTGGAACTATAAGTCTTACAACTCAAGTATCAGGAATATTGCCAATAGCAAATGGTGGAACAGGACAATCTACTGCAAATGCTGCATTCGATGCTTTATCTCCCATGACAACTGCTGGAGATCTCATATACGAAAATTCCACACCTACTGCAACTAGACTTCCCATAGGAACTACTGGACAACTACTAACTGTTGTTGCTGGAGAACCAGCTTGGGTATCTCCTGCTACAAGTGGAACTGTAACAAGTGTTGCATTAACAGATGGAAGTACAACTCCAATATATGCAATTACAGGAAGTCCTGTGACTTCTTCGGGTACACTTACATTTACTTTAAATACAGAACCCGCAAATACTGTATTTGCTGGTCCAATATCTGGTGGTTCGGCTCAACCAACATTTAGATCACTAGTTAGTGCTGATATTCCGCCAATCAACTTAGCAACTAGTGGTAATGGTGGCGTAACTGGTATATTACCAAATAGTAATACCACAGGAACTTCTCTTAATACTCCCGGAACTTTGGTATTAAGAGATGGTAGTGGTAATTTTTCGGCAAGTACTATAACGGCAACATTAAATGGAAATGCTTCTAACATAACAGCTACCACCAATTCTACCTTAACTACTCTTACTGCATTAAGTTTGCCAGGTTCTCAAGTTACAGGTAATATATCAGGAAATGCTGCGAATATTACTGCAACTAGTAATACAACTTTAACTTCATTACCAAATCTAACATCTGCTGCATCTTTAATAATTTCAGGCGCACAAGTAACTGGATTTACTCAAGGTAGTGTCATATTCGCCGGTGCTAGTGGACAATTAACACAAGATAATCCAAATTTTTATTGGAATGATAGTACATTAAATCTTGGTCTTGGAGTTATTCCAGCTACAAACATAGCATTAGATATAGTTAATAGTTCTGGAACATCTAAAGCAATTCAAACTACATCATATGGTACAGGATCTTCAATTCCATTTAGAGGAAGATTTGCAAGAGGAACAATAGGAACTCCTGCAGCAGTTCAATCTGGAGATAATTTATCAGTATTAAGCGGACGTGGTTATGGAACATCACAATTTGCTACAGCTTCTACAGGTGCCATAAATATTGTTGCAGGTGAAACATTTACAAATACTTCTAACGCTACATATTTACAATTTGAAGCAACTCCTACTGGATCTGTAACTCTTGCTGAACATATGAGAGTTGCAGCAACTGGAGTAACTCTTGGACCTCAAAGTTTAAGTACTGATATTCATCAAATTAATGGTGGAGTTAATCTTACTACAAAAACTATAACTGCTTCTACATATACTGTGGATACTACAACCACAGATAATATTATTTACACAGATTCAACTTCAAATACTATTACAATAACCCTTCCAACTGCCACTAATGGCAGAATAATAATGATTCAAGACAAAACTGGTGAAGCTTCAACAAATCATATAACAGTTACACCACCAGGAAGCATAACAATAAATGGTGTCAATTCTTCAGTATTATTAGGTGTAAATTATGGTGGTTGGATATTTACATCTGATGGTACAAACTGGACATATTATAGATTAGCCCAATTGCCTTCAGTTCAACCAATAAGTGCTAGTAATATTGATTGGAGTACAGTTGGAATTGGCGGGGGTTTATTCACAAAAATTTTATCTGCAAATACAACTTTTACATTTTCTAATGCAACACCAGGTCAAACTATTGTTATAAGGTTGACAAATACAGCTTCAAACTATACAGTAACATGGCCATCTATGAAATGGCCTGTTCAAACATCTCCTGTAATGACAACTGGTGCATTTTCTGATGTATATACAATCATATATGATGGAACTAACTATTTTGGTAGTTATGTACAAAATTTCTAAGGTGAATAATGCAATTTCCTTTTAGTTTTTGGAAATCTCAATTCTTAAACGCTACTGGTGGTACAGTAACTACTAGTGGTAATTTTAGAATACATACTTTTACTACATCTGGAACTTTCAAAATTACAAGTGGTGATCCTGGAGTTGTTCAGTATTTAGTTGTTGCTGGTGGTGGAGGTGGTGGAGCGGGTACTACAAACGGAAATCACTCTGCTGGTGGTGGAGCTGGTGGATATTTGGCATCAAGTATTACTTTGCCTGGTCAAGGATCTTACACTATGACTGTTGGTGGTGGAGGTTCTGGTGCAGCAGCAGGCGGCGGGCTTGCTGGTGGTAGTGGTGGTAACTCAGCATTTGGATTAATAGTAGCAACTGGCGGTGGTGGAGGTGGTGGAACAGGTAAAGTTGGTTCAAATGGTGGATCAGGTGGTGGAGGTGGTGGTGGAGCTACACACTTAGGTGGAACTGGAACTGCTGGACAAGGTAACAATGGTGGTAATGGTGCTACGAACGGAGGCGGCGGTGGTGGTGGAGCTAGCGCTGCTGGAACAACAAGTGTAAGTCAAAATGCAGGGGTAGGTGGTGCAGGAACAGCTAGTACCATTACAGGAACTTCAGTGACAAGAGCTGGAGGTGGTGGTGGAACTGGTGACGGAGGTGCAGGTGGAAACAGTGGAGCTGGTGGAGCTGGTGGTGGCGGAGCAGGTACTCCTTCTAGTACAACTAGTGGAACAGGCGTAGCAGGTACGGCTAATACTGGTGGCGGAGGTGGTGGTGGATATGGTGGCGGAGCAGGTGGATCAGGAGTGGTAATTGTTCGTTATCAATACCAAGCATAATATATGACTTACGCACAGATACTAAATGGAATTATCGTAAATATAATAGATCTAGAAGATCCTACTCTTGTACCTATCTTCTCTGAAGGATTTGATTCTTGTCTTGAGATAGATAATCTATCCATAGTACCTAATATTGGATGGTACTATGATGTACCTTCTACAGCTTTTTACCCGCCTGAAACTTTAGCTTTAATTCAAAATAATCTAGTGGTCAATATAATTCAAAATTGTACAGCTTATATTACTAATAATTCTTCAAATTATCAATATATAATAAATATAACTGGAGCATCTACACAACCACAAGTTGGATGGAGTTTCAATGGAACATCTTTTATACCATCAGCTGCATACTATCAAAGTCTAGTTTCGGAAGCAATGGCTTTTGGAAATCAATTAATTTTGCAGTTTGCTGCACAAAATATAGCAGCAGGTATAACACAAACTGGTCAAACATTAAACGTCATTAATTATACAACAAATTTGAGTGCATCATTATCGAGCGGATCTTTGTATGTTGCATTAGTTCAAATTGAAACTATGATTGCTGATACCAGTAGTACCAAAATTAGTTTATCACCATTTATAACAAATGATATATTATATTCATTTTTAAACCAAATACAAACGTGGTTAGAAATACCCTTAACACCTAATCCAGGATCATAAATGAATGAAATTATAATTGGTTTTTCTCGTCCCAATGGGTGGTTTGAACCATTTTCATGGCTTATTAGATTAATGGATGATAGTAGTTTTTCTCATACATATATAAAATATTATAATAATTATTCTGCAAGATGGATAATTTTACAAGCTAGTGGATTAGAAGTTAATATTATAGGAGAAACAGCTTTTAATATAAAAGAAAATATCATTAAAGAATTTGCCATACCTATTAGTGATGCTCAAAAATTAAAAACAGTACAATTTGGAATAGATAATTTAGGCGTTCCATATGGATTAAAACACATCATAGGTATTGTTATTGTGAAATTCGCTAATCTTTTTGGTAAAAGAATTGCAAATCCATTTCCAGAAGCAGGAACCATGGTTTGTTCTGAATTAGTTGCATACGCTTTAAATGAAATAATATTACCAACTGATACTATAAATTTTGAAACAGCAACTCCAACAGATGTTTATAATTATTTAGCCGCGAGATTTTAAATGGCACGTTTAAGAATGGTTAGTAAAAATCCTGGTTCCACATATACTATGAGTATTAAAGAAAATATTCATATTGCAAGATCCAAAAAATATAAGAAAGTAATCAAACTATTATCTGTTTTTGCGATAATAGAACTAGTTGCAATTATTTATGGAGTAATAAAATATGCCCACAACTAATAATTTTAAATCTATGCAACCTAATTTAAAAGAAGCTTATCCTAAGAAAAAGCGTTTTCAAAGAACCAGAAAAGCTATGGCGGAATTAGATGCTTCAAAAGATCCACAAAAATTCATGAAAGAAAACATCGAACCCTCATTAAAAGGTAAAAAAGGGGTCGCAGTGTGAAGACCTGTAGTAAATGTAATCAAACTAAAAATCTGAATTTATTTTATAGAAATAAAAGAAATAAAGACGGTCTTAATTATTACTGTAAAGAATGTTCAAATTCCATAAATAATGATTTTAGAAAAAATAGATATCCGCTAGACAAACAAAAAAATAGAGATAATCAGAAGAGATGGCAACAACGCCATTCAAAAGAAGTAAAAGATAAAAAACTTAAAGCTAAATTTAATATTACGATCAAAGATTATAATAATATGCTTACGGAACAAAATTATAGTTGCAAAATCTGCTGTATAAAACAAATCGATTTAACTATTAATCTATCTGTAGACCATTGTCACTTTACTGGCAAAATTCGTGGATTATTATGTAATTCTTGTAATTTAGCATTAGGTTTATTTAAGGATAACATTGAATATTTAAAAAATGCTCAAAATTATCTAAAACAACAATAATTAACAACTTTATACATGAACGATGCACCCAATTCCGGGCCATCTAATTGATTTTGTACCCTTTAGGATCAAAACAAGAAAGAAGTATTTTATGTCAGATACACCAGCAGATACAAGCCTATCCTCAAGTTTAAACGATATTAGCGATTCAGTTGATACCGCAGTCAGTGGGAATCAAGAACAATCAGAAGGTCAAGAAGTAGCTCCGGAAGCACAAGAAGCTTCAGCAACATTGAGCAATCCTAATGCTTCTAAAGCAGCTAAATCAGAAGCTCGTAAAACTCTTAAGAAATTAACATTAAAGGTTGATGGTGAAGAGTATGAACAAGATCTTCCTTTCGAACTTCCTGATGATCCAAAAGCTATTGAATACATGAAACGTGAACTACAAATGGCTAAAATGGGTCAAAATAGAGCACAACATGCAGCAGGATTAGAAAAAGAGATCGTTCAATTCTTTGATGAACTTCAAAAAAATCCTAAAAAAGCCCTTTCAAATCCAGCATTTAAAGATCGTTTGGATCTTAAAAAACTAGCCGCTGAAATTATTGAAGAAGAAATTGAAAATTCTAAGAAGTCTCCGGAACAATTGGAAAAAGAAAAGCTTCAAGCAGAACTTCAAGCTATTAAAGAAGAACGTGAAAATGAAAAGAAATCATCAGAACAACGTGAATTTGAACGTCTAAGAGAAAAATATGCAGAAGACTATGATATTCAAATTACACAAGCTTTAGAAGGTAATAAAATTCCTAAATCAGCTGCAGCTGTTAAAAAGATTGCAGACTATATGGAAATAGCACTTCAACATGGTAAGGATGTAAGTGTAAATGATCTTATTCCTATTATTCGTGAAGAATTATCAAATGATTTCCTACAGCATTTAAATAGTCTGCCTGATGATCAACTGGATCAGTATATTCCAAAAGCTATCCAAGATCGTTTGAGAAAACGTGTAGTTGCTAAAGCTAAGCAAGCTGCAAGCAATCCTGCATTAAAAGCAGCTACAAAAGTCGCAAGTACTGGAAAAGCTTCAGAAAAAAAGGAAGAGACGGGTGGTAAAAAGACCATGCGTCAACTTTGGGGCGTATAATTATACAATAAATAATTATATTTAACAACTATATATTAGAGATTTAATCATAAAATTCTCTATTATTTGTACATATAAATTTTAAGGAGTTATTTAATGTCAACTGGATTTAATCCTAAAAGTGAATTGCCTCTCAATAGAGAATTACGAGTTCAAGAATTAGATGTTTGTGGTTTAGATTATCAACTTTATTCCCCAGTTACTGGAACACCAATTATTACTAGTGATCCATTTCTCGCAACTGCTGGAAATTATGCTGTATTAGCTGCTACTGCAGTAACAAATACAGGATCTTCTGTTTTGACTGGTAATCTTGGATTGAATCCTGGAACATCAGTAACAGGTTTTCCACCTGGAACTATTTCTGGTTCAGAAGATGTTGATAATACTGCAGCAATGAATGCTCAGGCATCAGCTCTATCTGCTTATATAGCTTTAAATGCAATGAGTGCAACAACTATTGCTAACGTTCTTGATGGACAAACACTTGTTCCTGGTAATTATAAATTTAGTGCAGGTAGTGTTAGTTTAGCCGGATCTGGAAATGCTACTTTGACACTTAATGGTGCTGGAAATTATGTTTTTCAAGTTCCAAGTACTTTAGTTACTGGTGCTGGTGGAATTCCTACAATAACTTTAAGTGGCGGAGCAACTGCTGCTAAAATTTATTGGGTTGTTGGAAGTTCTGCAACTATTAACGTTAGTGGTTCTGGAGTATTTAAAGGAAATATTATTGCAAATACAAGTATAACTATTGATGGTGGAAGTGCTATGAGTAGTCTTGTAGCTTTAACTGGTGCAGTTACAATAAGTGCTGCAACTGCCATTTCAGTTGTTAGTGAACAAGTATCAACATCAACACTTAATATTAGCATTCCAATTAATGAACCAGTATTGAAAATTGTAAATGCTTTTATAAAAATAGATGCATCAAACACAATATATAATTTTGATCAAGCTACAGTATCTATCAATGATAGTCAAAATGCATTATCAGGATTTAATGAATCTGGAATGCCTGTAAGTGATAGAAAAATTATCGAATTAATAGGATTTCCTGAATCAGCTTTTAATCCTAACGATCTTATTGCAGTTAAATACGTAACTCAAGATCATTTATAAGATTTAAAATTTGTAAGTAAGAAAAGTACCATTTACTTGCAATTATGATAAACACGAAAGTATTTATCCTAAAGACTCTGTATATCTGCCAAACAGACTATAGATATCAAACGGTTGAAGAAATTAAAGTTTATATGGTCAATAGAATATAAACAATTTTTTTAAGGAGAATTAAAATGTCAGTAGGATTTAATCCTAAAGATTCATTGGTAATGGATCAATCATTGAGAGTTCAAGAATTGGATCTTAGTGGATCAGATCAAGGTCTGTATTCTCTAACGAACTATTCTGGAAGCGCAATGGTTTTCATTCGTGAACCAGTCAATCAAGTATATTTAGTCAGACTCAAAGTTGATAGTTCAAATACATGGACCGAGTTTCAAGCTGCAAGTATCACAATCGTTGATAGTGCATCTAGTACTGCTCATCCAAGCACCACTTCAGGATTTAATGAAATGGGCGTAGCAGTTAGTGATCAAGGAGCAATCCTTATCTCTGGTATTTCATCTATTGCTTCAAATGATGTGTTGATGATTAAGTACGCTGTTCAAGAACATTTATAAGATTAATTTTTAGAAAGGTATTATTAAAATGGCAACTTCAAATACGTTTGGTACCCCGAATAACTCAGTCGGTACCCTGAATGGTTTCTTCAAAGAAACTTATGCAGATAAACTTAAAGAGCTTATTCCCGATGGAGTAAAGCTTTTGAACAAAATTAAATTCATGTCCAAAGATAAACAACCTGGTAATCTTTATCACCAGCCTGTTATCCTTGGATTAGAGCATGGTGTTACATTCGCAGCTTCTGATGAAGATGCATTTAACCTTAATGCTCCTGTTGCAGGTCAAGTGAAAGATGCTCAGATCCGTGGTAATCCCGTGGTTCTCCGATCTTTGCTTGGATATGCAGCTGCTTCTCGCGCTGCTCTCGGCGGACAAAAAGCATTTATGGATGCAACAAAGTTTTTAGTTGCAAACATGCTTCGATCAATGGCTAAAAAGCTTGAAATCGAAATGCTTTACGGTCAATATGGTTATGGTGTTGTTGGTGCCGTTGCTGGTACACTTATCACCATCTCTACAGCAGAATGGGCTCCAGGAATCTGGGCCGGTGCTGAAGGAATGCCAATTGAAATCCGAAATGCTGCTGGTTCTGTTTCTAGAGGAACTGCAACTATTCAATCAGTTAACATGACTGCAAGAACAATTACGTTAGTAAGTGCTCTTCCTACGGTTGTTGCTACTGATGTTATCTGGCATTTTGGTGCTTATGGTAACGAATTCCCTGGAATCCACACGATTTTGACAATTACGACTGGTATTCTTTTTAATATCAACGTTGCCAACTTCAACTTGTTCCAAGGTAACCAGTACGATGCACAAATGGGTGCACTGAGCTTCACGAAATTGCAACTCGCAGTTGCACGCGCAGTAGAAAAAGGTTTGGATGGTCGAGTTCTTGCTCTATTAAATCCCCGAGCATGGGCTAATATGACTTCTGACCAAGCTGCTCTTAGAAAGTATGATTCAAGTTATTCTTCAGCTAAGTTTGAAAACGGTTCCACTGGTCTCTTGTTCCATTCTCAGAATGGTGACATTGAGATTGAACCTTCAATCTATGTAAAAGAAGGATATTGCTATGTACTAAGTCTCGAAGAATGGTTCCGTGTTGGTTCAACTGACATGACATTCAAACGACCTGGTCAGGGCGAAGAATTTTTCCGCGACTTGGAAAATGCTGCTGCTTATGAACTCCGGCTTTATTCTGATCAAGCCGTATTCTGTATGGCGCCAGGAAGAAATACAATCATAATCAACATCGTAAACTCACTCTAATAAGTAATTGAAGGGATTGAAGAAATTTGATCCCTTCTTTTTTATTTGATATTCTCTAAAAAACTCTTGACATTATATAAAATACATGAGAAACTATTTATATGAAAACTTGTACAATTTGTAATAATACTAAAAATTATGATGAGTTTGGAATTCTTTCGAGATCTACTGATGGTCATTATCCTCAATGTAAAGAATGTAAAAGTAAAATTGATAAAGAACATTATAATAAAAAAAGAGACAAAATAAAAGAAAATGCTAAAAACTATTATAAAACTAATAGAAAACAAGTATTAACTAAAAGATATCAAAATAAAGAACATTATTCAGAATATAATAAGAATTACAAAAAAACTCATATTGGTGATATTAAAGAATATAATAAAATTTATAAAGTCAAATATAAACAAAGACGAAATGAATTAAGATTAGAAAAGAGAAAAAATGATCCTTTATATAGATTAATTGAAAATCTTCGAAGAAAGACAAATCGAATTTTAAAAGATAATAATTGGGTTAAAGACGGTCATTTTCTTGATTTTATTGGTTGTACAAAAGAAGAATTTAAAAAACATTTAGAAAATCAATTTAATGATCGAATGAATTGGGACAATTATGGAACTTATTGGTCGATAGATCATATTTTACCTATTTCTTTAGCCAAAATGGAATCTGATTGTGAAAGATTAAATCATTATACAAATTTAAGACCTATGATTTATGCACTAAATAATGAGAAAAATGATAAATTTGATACGAGTACTTCTTGGCAAAAACAAATAAGAGATCAATTATTGCAAGATGATATTAAAAAAGGTTGTCCTATTGGAATGAAAGCTTCTGAATTTCAACTTAATTATGAACCATTTAATACGGAACATAGAAAATTCATTGAAAGATATGAATGGTTGGGTACTTGTGGATTTGGCGTCAGATACGCCTTTACAGCGCGTTATAAGGGTATTTTAGGTGGTGTTGTATTAGTCGCAGAACCTAATGCTTATCAATTTGATATGGATCTAGAAGCTTTAATACAAAGAGGCGCTTGTGCAAGTTGGACTCCTAAAAATTTAGGATCAAGACTAGTTATGTTTTCTTGTAGATGGATGATAAATAATACAGATAAACGAATTTTTACAGCATATAGTGATCCAGAAGCAGGTGAAATTGGGACAATATATCAAGCTTGCAATTTTGATTATTTAGGTAATACTTTTGGTTCCACTTTTCAATATAAACTTTCTAATGGTCGTTTGGTAGGAGATAGATATTTTACTAGAACTTCTTCTATGAAAAAATGGGCAAAACAACTTAATATAAAATGGTTACCGGAATGGTCAAAAATCAATGGATTTCAAGATATTAAAGCAATTCCTGAAGATATTAGAAAACAATTGATGAATCATGCTAAGAATTTGATGAGTAAATGTGATAAAATAAAAAAAGAACTAAAAGGTAAATATGTTTTATTATTGAATAAAAAAGGAGAACAACATAGAAAAATATGGAATATATTGCCTTATCCTAAAAGACATGATATCATAAATAATGTGTGATATAACTATAATAGATGATTGATTCAGGGCATATTACGCATTATAATCGGCTTTTAAGAGCATATAAGTAGTTAATTGGGACAAATATAAACAAATCGGGACAAAAAATGTCCCATTAGGATAATAAATGAAATTATTTAAAGCTGAAGATTTTGCCCCACTAGATACCCAAGAAGATCATGCTAGAAATGCAAACGCATTACTTGAAAAAAATTGTAGGATCGTTTATGGAAATAATAGTGATTCATCCAATGCATGGTCGGAAATTCAATATTCCGATAGTGACACCCATCAAGCCATTTTGATAAATATTCAACCTATACAAAAATGCATACATTCAAAAGAAAAAGTTGACTATATTGGTCCAAATCTATATGATCGAGGATCTGGTGATTATTTTTTGTGTGAATGTGGAATGAAAGTATCTCCTATTGGATTTGAAGAAGTATGAAATCGATTAAAGGTATTTTACATGTATATTCGGCAACCGGAGAACCACCCCGATTGCAATTTATAGGTAATAATAGTCTTAAAGATGGATTTGTTTATAGTTATGATCAAGTGTATGACATCGAAATTGGTGATGATATTAAATTGATCCATAAAGATTTTAAAGATAATAAATTGGAAATTAGCGATTATCTTTATAATTTTTTAACAAGTTTATGTCATATTTTTAAAAAAGATGAAATTGAAGTAGAATACAATCCAAATGTAGCTAAAAGTTGGGAACAAAATTCAAATAAACACAAGGAGAATCAAATGGGACAACATAAACCATCAAATACAAAGAAATCTGGTAATGGATCTAAACGCAAATGAAAAATAAAGATTTGAAAAAGCTTATATTAATGTCAGAAGATGCTAAAAAAGAACATAAAAATATTCGTAATAGACGTAAACGTTTTAATCAAGGTCGCATTGATATTTACACATATTTAGGAAAAAAGAGAAAAGATGAAATTTGATGTAAATAAACAATTAAAAGAGCTAAAACAAAAGACATATGAGCAAATTCAAACAGATACTGCTTATACTTGGGCTTCGAGGGCTTGTGCGGCTTTTAAATATTCTATGGATGCCAAAGATTATAATGAGCACATAAAATGGCTTATTATGTACGAAGATTATAAACATGAAGCTATTGAACATGCTGCTCTTATTGAAACCGGCACTTCTCTTTTAGGTCAAATAATTAAACTAATAAATGAATATCAAGAAAAAATATTAAAATCGTAAAGATTCCATATACTTATCTATAGTTTAATCTCATAATTTCACCAATAATCCTTAATGCAATGATAATTAACAACTATATATTAGACTCTTGCAAGGATTACTAATGAGCACTCCTATAACCATTTCTGGCACTACAATTAACTTTCCAAGTTCCGGTGACGCTCCAAATTGGTCGAGTGCTGTAATTCAATTTGCACAACTTGTTGCTGCGGCTTTAGAATTTACTGTTGGTGCTTTTGATATCCCTCCGCAAACATTTGATATTACTGCAGATGTTAATACTAACGTTGCTTTACCTAATTTATCATTTCCAACAACTCAAGTGAATGGTGCAATAATAGCTTTTTCTGTCATAAGAGTAAGTAGTACGACTACTGTTACAGAAACTGGAAATATGGTTATTAATTATAATCCAACATTTCCAACAAATCAAAAATGGGAAATTAGTGTCGATTATGTAGGTAATGCTGACATAACTTTTAGTGTTACAGATGTGGGACAAGTTCAATTTTCAACTACTTCTTTACCAGGTTCTTTTGTTTCTGCAAGTATTACATATCAAGCTAAAGCGATTTTAACTTAAAAAGGATTATTTCATGGCAATCAATTTTCGTCGTTTTACATCAGGTATGCAAATAGTACCAAGACCAGATGGGTCTACTGCTACTACTTTGCAAGGTGAACTTGCAGTATCAAGTGTTGATGGTAATATTTATTATAATACTGGAACATCTACAGTAATACTTGATGGTACTTCTAGTACAAATACTCTAACAAATAAAACAATTCCAGTTGGATCGAATTTTATAACTTCAACTCCAAATACTGCTGCCCAATTTAATTCTTCTACGGGTGATTTGGAATCCTCAGTAACAACCGATGCTGAATTAGCTTTTGTACATGGTACTACTAGCAACATACAAGCACAAATAAATGCATTGCAACCGGCTGGTAATTATATAACATCTTTAACCGGTGATGTTGTAGCAACTGGTCCTGGAGCAGCATCTTCTACAATTCAAGCAAATGTTGTAAGTAATTCAAAACTAGCCCAAGCTCCCGCTCTGACTATTAAAGGTAATAATACTGGTTCTACTGCAAATGAACAAGATTTAACAGTCGCTCAAGTTAATGCCATATTACCAATATTTACATCCACATTAAATGGTTTGGTTCCAGCTTCTGGTGGCGGAACAACTAATTTCTTAAGAGCCGATGGTGCATGGGCTGTAGCAGGAAGTGGTTCTGTAACAAGCGTTGCATTAACAGTTCCTTCATTTTTAGCTGTTTCTGGAAGTCCTATTACTTCTACTGGTACATTTGGTGTCACATTAAGTGGTACAGCATTACCTGTTACTAGTGGTGGAACTGGTGATATTACTTTTAATCCATATTCTGTAATATATTCTGGTACCACAAGTACCGGACCTTTTTCTGATTCTGGTGGCCCCGGAACTGCTGGTTATATACTGACTTCAAATGGTGCTTCCTCTTATCCTACTTTTCAACCGGCTCCTGGAACCGTTTCTGCATTCTATGCATCTAGTCCCGTAACAACTGCAAGTACAGCTGTTACTACTACAACGTTTACAACATTTAGTAATAGTCCAGCTTTTACATTTACTCCATCAATAACTGGAACTTATAAAGTATACAGTAATCCTTCAATAAACCAAGGCACACAAGACAATGAAGGAAACGTTAGAGTATTTAATACTTCTGGTGGTGGAGGTGGAACACTAGCTCAAAATGTTGGAGCACAAACTACTAATGATTTACTAACAGGAAGTTCTTCTAGATTTAATCTGTCTCAGAATTTTGTGCCAAGTAGCACTGCAGCTCCAACTACTGCAAGTTTTAGTTTATCTTATGATACAAATCCGTTAACATCAGGAAATATGCAAGCATATATTTATACAGATGTTGCAGGATCTCCTGGATCATTAATAGCAACAAGTGCTTCACAAAGTGTTACCACGCTTACAAGTTCACCTTCAACTTATACATTTACTTTTAGCAGTGCGCCCACATTAACTTCTGGTACAACATACCATATAGTATTTGGATTAACAAGTATTGTATTAGGAAGCAGTGCTGGTATTGATGTATATGATTCAGCTCCAAACGGAATTTATACTGCCGTACAGAATTTTAATGGAAGTATCTGGGTAACTAATTCAGGTAGAGCAATGATATTTAATGTCATAGCTCCTTCTGGTGGTACACCTGCTGTTCTTTTAGAAGAATCAATTGGTGAAGTTTTCTCGTCTACGTCTAACATGATGGCAACAGCATTCTGCCAATCAGTTTATACACTAACTGCTGGAACTACTTATGTATTCAATTTACAAGGAAGAACATCTGGTGGTAATTTAATATTAAACAACGGTACAGCAACATTCTACATGTTTGCTGAATTGGAAACAACTGGTAGTTTACCATTACAAGTTTCAAGCATAAATAGTTTGTCTGGAGCAGTAACTTTTTCTGGTAGTACTAATATTGTATTAACTCAAGTCGGAAATAACATAGATTTTTCTATGCCAGGTCCACTTCCTATAGCAAACGGTGGAACTAATAATGGTGCATTATCTGTAGTTGCTGGTGGTGTAATTTATAGTGATGGTACAAAATTACAAAATACAGGTGCAGGAACATCAGGATATGTACTCACTTCTAATGGATCATCTGCTCCTAGTTTTCAACCAGGTGGTGGAGGATCGACTTCCGTTGCAGCTTCTGTTAATTTAGCGTCAAGTATATCAGTAAGTTCTGGTTCTCCGATAATTTATGATACTGTAAATTTCGATACAAATAGTGCATATTCAACTTCAACTGGATTATATACAGTACCGGTATCTGGTGATTATCTAGTAACTGCTACCGGTTATGCTGGAGGATCTGGAGTAAGTATATATGTTCAAGTTAATGCTACTCCATTTGCATATCTAGCCAATGTTATGTCTGTAAATGGCGGATCAACTGTAGTTGCAGTCAATTCAGGTGATACTATACAAATAACACCAAATACTACTGAAACTTTTAGTGGCGGAGCTGCACCATATTTAAATAGTTTTAGTGTAGCTAAAGTTTAATAAAGGATAATTTATGGAAAAGAAACCAAAATTAGGTTCAGGAAAAAGATTTGCAAGACTTAAAGCTGCTTTAGCTCATAAACCAGGAATTAAAGATCCAGGTGCATTAGCTGCTTCAATTGGTCGTAAGAAATATGGTAATGAAAAAATGGCCAAATTATCTGAAAAAGGTAAAAAATAATGCCTTATGTAAGTCAAAAACAAGAAAGATTTTTTCACACTCAGACAGCAAAAGATAAAGGAATTAAACCTTCCACTGTTAAAGAATTTGATAAAGCTTCAAAAGGTAAAAAATTACCAAAATATAGCAAAACTAGAAAAGTATTGGAGAAAAAATAATGGATCCAGCTAAATTACGCGCACTACTTTATGAAAAAGATAAAACCAGTGGTAAAAATACTATTAGTCCAACTAGTGTTACAAAATCTAATTTGGGAAGTCAAAACTTAGGTGGTAATAGTTTATCGGTTCCTCAGAATAAATCAGCCCCAAGTCCAATGAGTCCTGGACTTCCTAATCCAATGGGTTTTCATCAACCAGTAAGTCAAATGCAAAAACCTGCAAGTACCGGAATGCCTAAAACAATTGGTGCTCCTAAAATGACTCTTCCGAATCCAACAGCAGCTCCTTCAGTTATTGGTCAACAACCTAGTTTACCAAAACCTGCAAAATTTGGCCGAACTAAGAAATTATTGAAACCTACTAAGGAATTTTAAAATGGCTATAACACAAAAGCGACCAACAGATCTAGATTCTACTCAAGCTGAACAAAATAGTTTTAATGATGTTAATTCCACATTTGGAGTGGATGGATTTCTTACAGGTATTGTTGGACGTAGGGTTGATTTAGCAATTTCAACCACTACTATCGCAAATGATACAGAAATATATACATTTTCAGAAAATAGTGTAGTACTTTATGTTTATAAAGTTGTATATACTGATGGAACTAGAGCAACTCTATTATACGCGGAAAGAATAGCCTAAAATGTCATATCAGCCCTTACTTTTTAGCGGATTCGTCTTGGGACAAAGTTCTGGAGGCGGTGGAAGTTCTCCAACAATCGGTGGTCCAGTTGTAGGTGGAACTACAGGTTCTGTATTATTCGTAGGTCCTGGTAGTACTCTTGCTCAAGATAATGCAAATTTTAATTTTAATGATACAACTCATGCTCTAACAATTACCGGACCAATATCAGCTTCAAATATATCAGGTTCAAATACTGGAGATGTAACTCTTGGAACTTCTAATGGATTATCATTAGTTGGTCAAGTATTATCTTTAGGTCTTTCTTCAACATCTACTACTGGTGCTTTAAGTTCCACTGATTGGAATACATTTAATAATAAACAACCAGCTTTTACATCTCAAAGTACTAATCTATTTTTCGCTTCTCCAAATGGATCTTCTGGAGTTCCAACATTTAGATCAATAGTTGCAGCAGATTTACCCTCATTAAGTGGCACATACGTTCCTCAAAGTGAAGTTGGAGTTGCAAATGGTGTTGCATCTCTAGATGGTAGTGGAAAAATACCTGTTGCACAATTACCTTCGGTTGTAATGGAATATCAAGGTTCTTGGAATCCCAATACAAATACTCCTACATTAGTTGATGGAACTGGAACAAATGGTTTTGTTTATTACGTGAGTGCAGCAAGATTATTGCCTGTTGCTGGATTAACAGATCCATCAATGGTAAACTTTGAAATTGGCGATTTAGTAATATATTCAGCTTCCGTAGGCAAATATCAGTTAACTACTCCTGCAGCAGGTGTATCATCTGTAAACGGTGCCCAAGGCGGAGTAATAGTTAATGCAATAAATCAATTAACAGGCGATGTAATAGCAGGACCTGCAACCCAATCTCAGTCACAAGCAGCAACTATTGAAGCAATACAAGGTAACTCAGTTACCGGTACTACTGGTACTGGAAATGTAGTTTTCTCCGCTTCTCCGACTCTTACAGGCACTTTAAATGGTAGTTCTGCAGTATTCAGCAGTACTATTAGTGCTTCAAATTTAAGTGGAACCAATACGGGTGATCAAACAATAACTTTAACAGGTGCTGTAACTGGTTCCGGAACTGGTTCTTTTGCAACAACTTTAACAAATTCATCAGTTACTGGTCAATTATTGACTGGTTTTACTCCTGGTCCAAATAGTCCAATAATTGCAACAGATTCAATATTAAGTGGGTTGGAAAAACTTCAGGCTCAAGTAAGTTCAAGCGGTAGTGGAACTGTAACAAGTGTTGGATTTGCTGATACAAGTACAACTCCAATATATTCAATTACTAATTCTCCAGTAACAATTGCTGGCACAATAGATCAGACTCTTGTAGTTCAAAGTGCTAATACAGTATTTGCAGGTCCGGTGTCTGGTGGTTCGGCTCAGCCTTCATTTAGAACATTAACTAATACTGATGTAGGTGGAAGTCCTGGTGATTTATCAGAAATGTCATTTACTGCTGCTGATAATCAATCCAGTCCAGCTGATATAACCGGATTTGATTTTTCTAATAGTATTGTTAGATCTTTTGATGCAACTGTGAGTATTATTAGAGGAACTACATATGCTGCTTATAAGATTTATGGAATAAATAAATCATCAAGTTGGGAAATGTCATCCGTTTATACTGGTGATAT